GCCGAACCTGTGTATGCAGTACCGATTGATACATTAGAAATATTTATTTCTTCAACTGGAGTAGTCCCAAGTACAATTCTTAATGTATTGTCTTGTGGATTATCTTTTCTCCACGCCATTTCTTTTTCTAGTGTTTCATCAGGAAATTCTGATGGAGCAGCGTATATTCCCGGAGAACCATTAGCAAAGCTTCTTTCAATTACTAATTCATTAACTGCTACTGCTGTTGATGCAGTACCACCAGCTACTAATAAACCAATAGCCATTTGAGGATTTAATCCCATAGCTCTAAGCATACTATACGGTGATTTCATTACTGCAAAGAATCGTCTCCATTTAACAGATTCACCATTTAGGTATTCAATCTTTTCAAATACCCAATCTCTAAGAGTCTTTACATCGTTATATATATAAAGAGGCGATTTTAATATAGCCATTGGAGCTGCTTTTATTATATCTTTTATTTGTTTAAAGCTTCTAATATGGACAATTAGTCCTAGTAGAAGTGTGGTTACAGATATACCAAGTGCATAGTAATAGTTTGCTTGAACATATTCTAAATATGTCATGACACTAGAATAGGTAACTATTCCGAATGGTGTTTCTATCGGTGCTATTGACCACCATAAGTTAACTGGATTAACTAATGTTAAGGTAAGACCAAAAGCTCCACCAATAATGGTGAAGAATGTAAACAGACTCAATAAAGTATTTCCAACTTTTTTCAGTGCATTAATGATGCTCATAAATGTTTTCTCCCTAGCTATAAAGTTCGCCAATAGTTAGCAAAAGGGATAGACACACAGCTACAAACATACTTATTTTGATTAAAACGTTAGTAGACATATCGTCAATCAGCCCCCTAATACTAATTGCCTTATCTTATTATACTAATTAGAGGTCCAAACTTCGCTTAAAACATCATTAAATGCTTGAGAAGTGTCATCATATCTGTTCAAATAAATAATATCTTTACCTATCTCTCCATATTTTGGGTGATAGTATAGTACTAATTGTCTTGGTTTGTTAATAGCTTGGACTCGTTGCATAGCAAATTCGTCTCCACCTTTCATACAACCACATATATGTATTGCACCTGTACCAATATCTATTTCATCAATTCTATGGAAGTGTCCAATTAATACCGAATCAAAATAATCTGGTAAAGCTGCATACTCATTTCGTAAATTACCTATTTCTTCTTGCAAACCTTTTCTGAACTGCAAGACATTTCGCATATTATTTATACCTTTACTTATAGCAGTACCACTTCCTGCACCATTTATGAAATCTCCATGTGATAAAAGTATATTTCTATTTTGAACTTTTACTGTAGTCATAAATGATTTTGGAATATGGAACTCTATGTTCTTTTGTTTTTTACAGAAAGTCGCAACCCATTGGTACAACATATAATCCCAATCCATATACTTATTCTTCATAGGGGGTTTCCTAGTCATACGACCATGATTACCAACTACACAAGGTACACGTACTTTTTTAAAGTGGGGAGCTAGAAACAGTAATGCTTGAGCAATTAGATTGGCTCCTCGTATCATCTGTCCCATATTATGGTCATTATTAGTTCTTGCTAACTCATCATGAATGTCTCCACTAATCATATCCCCTAACATAGGAATGACAAGTTCCTCTACTTCTACAGAGTTTCGTCTAAGTTCTACTAATTTTAAAAGTTGATTCGCCCACCCATGTAATCTTTTATTAAATATATCTATGTTGTAAGCATTTAAGCCTACCATTTGGTCTGCTTCTACATTATCGCCAACGTGAGTATCTGTAAGTGGTGCGACAACAGTTTGTTTACTGGCCCCTCGTATCTTACCTGATGGTTTTCGATGCTGGTATTTTGCAATTTGTTTATAAGAAGGAGTGAATTTCTTTACTGCATCTACTAATAGTTCTTTTTTTGCCTCTTGTTTAAGAGCTGATTCGGCAACTTTTTTCCAATATCTTGATTCGCCCTTAAATTTTTCAATCCTCTTTATGAGTTTAGCGTGTGCGTCAGGGGAAAAATCTGTTGGCATCTCATTAGATTCTTCTTCAGAGAGACCTTCTCTTAGTGAAACCTCTCTGTCGTACCACTTTTGAAAAGTTGTTCGATGAGCCTCGAAGTGGTAATTCTCCTTCACCCATACTGCTATGTCTGCCCAACTCCACCCTGCTAGCTTCCTCTTTATTATTCCGTTTTTTGCCTCTTCTGGGATATGAGTCATACTCTCTCCTTATCTCTAATACTACTATCTTACCACAAGTAAAACAGTGTAAGTCTTTATCTTCGTTAAGTCGCATTAGTCCACGACATTTATCACATTTAATCAAATATCTAATTTATCTATATTTAGTTTATCATATATTTCATCAGCTAGGAACCAACCAGCCTTTGAATCACTTGGAAAATGTACCCCTGCGATTACTCTATTCTGAGCAATCTCTTTTGATAAACTCATAAATCGTTTCTCATATTGAGGATACTTCTTACTTAATATCATAGCTATCAGTTTAGCCTGACAAGCATGTCCCGATGGATAAGATGGTGTCCTTGCCATTGGCAAATCCTTTGGAGATATCTTTACTCCATGGTAGTCTAACAAAGCTGCAGGTCGTGGTCTGTTATACTTTAATTTCATACGTAATATTATAGTTCCAGTCTCTTTTCTAAGAGCTTTAAAGCTTTCCATCTTAAGATTCAGTTTATCCTTTGATTTCTGATACATATCTAAAACTCTAGCTAAATCAATAAACGATTCAAATAGTTCATCATCTTGAACTTCTATAGCTTTATCATGCCACTTTTTCTTTTTTTCATTTTCATGGAAGTTATCATTAGCTGTTTTAACTTGTTCAAGTTCAGATTTTACTTTCTTACTTTCGTTTGATTCAAATCCTGGTAACTCTATTGCATCTACATCGTTTAGACTCATGTTAAATAGTTCAAGTTCTCTGTCAGCCTTCTTCCTAGCCTTTTCGGATAACTCATTATCATCAGTCCACTTTAAGTCTTTTATGGTTTCTGCCTTGTTTAATGTTTGGGTATAGTTATATGCGGCATTATTACCTGTATAAGTTCCCCTAGTTGAATCATTATCTCTTGTTAAAATTTCTTTATCCTCGTCAGTTGGGGTTTCTACATAGTCATCATCTTCTTTGTACTTATCACCGTCTTCTGCTTTCATCAAATCAGATATTAATCTATCCACATTATCTTTTTGTATTTCAGGATTATCATCTATCTTATCTTTTTCAGCTCCACGTTTGTATTCACCTTGCTGCCCTTTCCAATCCCAACCAGTAAACTGTTTCGCAACATCTACAGTTCCCGAACCCATTGCTCCAGCATCCATAGTGTTTTCAGGCCCAGGGTCTTTTTCATCTTTTCGGTATCCTCGTATTTTTCGTTCTATGTCATTCTGTTCCTCTAGAACATAATCTTCAGGATTACCTTTTCTTTCAGTATGTTTTTCTTTTTCTTTATCGAAGTCCACTATTTTAGGTCCAAGACTGCCTCTAGGTGTTTTATTTCCAACGCCCTCACCTACAGTACTAGTCATAGGAGGGCCATCATTCTTTAGTATACTATTAATTAATGCAATGATAGCAGAAGAACTCTTTTGCATTTGGGGACTGTATTCATCTAAGAAGTTTTCTAACTTATCAATCCCATCTCTTACTACGGTTTTTCGTTTTGGTTTTTGAGTACTGCGATAGTTTCGGGAAGTAAAAGCTGTATCAGGTCTTCGTAAAGGTTTATCCATGTTAATCCTTAATATGTAAATTTAAATTCGGCGTTTTCCTTTTTCTTTTTCTTTGGTCCTGAGAAACCTCCCCCAAAAGTTGGGGTGTGATATCCTGGAGAACCTGCATCAGTAGTAGTTGCAACTGTTCCTGCACCACCACCAAAGTCTTTCTGTATAAACAAAAGAAGTTTTTGTAGATTATTCATCCTCATCATCCCCATCATTCATTATAGTAGTATCTTGTACCTTCTGTTTCTTATCTTCTGCTTCAACCTTTGGTCCATTAAAGGTAGCCTTATCAACATCTGTAATACCTAAAGAATCTAGTTTAGCTACATAGTCTATTCCGTCCTGTGAAAACCACATTTGAGTTCCATTAGGATTAACTTCTTTAATTATAGGAGATGTGTAACCTCTAGATATTAAGTCTCCTACCCAAGAATTACCTTTTTTGATTCCCATATCTCGTTCCTCAGCTGCTTTAGTTCTAGCTTCTGCCCATTCGTCTAGGTCTCTTTCTTCATCAGTTCCACCTGCTTTATCAGTATTATCAGGTGTTATACCACCCATTCGTCCTTTAAATTTTCTTTCAGATGCAGGAATTGATTTTTCTATACCTTCTTCACCACCTTCACCACCTTCTTCAGGAGCCATTTCACCTTCTTCGGGTTCACCACCACCCATCATAGCTTGCTGTTGCTCTTGCATTTGCTGTTGCTGTATAGCTTGTTGTAACTGCATTTCTGCCTGTTGGACTCCTATAGCTTGCTGTTCACCTTGCATTTGTGCTTGTGGAACTGCTTCTCCACCAACTAGAAACTCTGCCTCAAGCATTTCAACGTCTCCAGAAGCAGCCAACTTAACATCAAAGCCCATGTTTAAATATTGTGTAGCAATAGAAATTCTTTGCTGTGCCATAGCTAACTTAGTGTTTTCAGCTTTTTCTTCAGGATTTGGTAACTTTAATGTCCAATCTGTAATACCAAAAGCTTGTAATATTAATGGGAATATCTTTTCATGGAATAATCTTTGGTCACCTTCCACCACTCTGCTCATTACAGTTAGTTGTGAAGTCTGTTGTGATAACCCACCAAATGCATCAGGTGCACCCTGCCACGCAGGAGAAACACCCCACATAGCTGCAACTCTTTCTCTAATCTCCTGTCGTACAGGTAGATAGTCCATCTCTTGTAAACTGTGGAATAGTCTTACCATATCTACTCTACCTCTGTTGTTTCTAGCTGAAACAGCAACCATAGGTATATAGTTAGGGTCTACTCTAGTTTGAGCTGCTATATGGTCTCTTTCACGTCTTAAGCTTTCAGGGTCATCTGTAGTCACCATAAGCATAGACGAAGGCATCTTTCTTTCAAAGAAGTATCGGTATAGATTCTTATCCATACCAATTAGAGTTAATGCCTTTTCAAATATAGTAAGTATTGGAGACCACCCATAAGTTTCAGATGGTGCATACTTAGTTAAGTGTATTACTTCATTATCAGCCAAGTACATGTGCTGATTTCTATGGTAATACTTATACATAGCAGGGATTCTTTCATATCCTGCTTTAGATTTTCCAGGTTCTTCAGCTACATCAGTTCTATCTAATGGACAAATCCAATGTGCATTCTTTGGTAATCCTGCGGCATCTAGGTCAAATTCTACTAATGCAGGGTTCAATCGTCTGATTTCGATTACTTTAGACTTAATTTCACCATTACCTACATCTTTATATTCTTTAGCTAGGTAAAGGAATGCATCATCAATAGAGTTTAAATCAAAGTGAAACTGTCTTAGTAGTTCTTCCATACTCTGGTCAAACACGTTTGCATCAGTCATAAACTTCATTAAACGTTCTTTTTGTTTAGGGTCTGGATTTTCTACAGTTGCGTGCCATTCAATACCACGCCTAAATACTTCACCCGTAATATGGTTTAAAGGGGCTCTAATTTCTTCTACTGAATATGCAATAGTTTGGATATCTTGAACCATCTGTTGGCGATACGCCATTTGATGTCGAACCCATGTATTAACTACATGGTCTAATCCCATAGTAGGTGCTGAACCTGTGTCTCCTGCTGATTTCTGCATCATTTGCAACATGTTGATTTGACTATTCAAATCACTCATCTGTTGTGCAATCTTAGGAACTTCGGGTAAGTAATCTCCGAGCTTCATATATTATTCCTTCGTTAATTCGTCAAAGTCTGTTATTGTGGATATAATCTTAAGATTAGAGTCCATAGCTTTTAACTTTATAATAGTAGCCTCACTCATTCCTTTGTAAGGGTCTACCTTAGTATTTGTAGTCTCTTCTCTTATTTTACTAATTTCAGCCTTAAGTTTCTCAATTTCAGCATCTTTTTCTGCTAATTCATATGAGCTATCCATACCGAAGTCAACATTCTCTAAGACACCTAATCTCGCAGCTTCTTTTATTAAAGCTGTAAAAGCACTTTCAGTTAAGACATAAACAGCAGGATTATCGTCTGGAATATCATCATCCAAGTCGATATCCTTAAGTCCTTCGTGCCATGTATCTAAAATACGCCACGTCTTACTTGTTTCATCTCTTAATGCTATATACTGAACTTCTCTGTCTCTAAGCAAACTATTCATTTACTCTCCTTAATTTTTTCATATATTTATTATATCACGCAATATGACACATACTCCACCCACACGCCTTACAAGTCTTACAACCTGATTCATTTACAACCTGTGGATTATTACAACAGTCATTATCCGTTTCAATTCCTGTTTCACCTTTTTCAGTGACATCTACAGGTAATGGGAGTTGGTCTTTCATTTCTTCTTTTTCTTCATTCCCACTAACCAAAACTTCTTTCTCCCTGCTGCCAGCCCTATATACTGTAATTCCCTTACAACCCAATCCCCAAGCAGATAGGTAAGCCGACTCAACATCAGCGATGGTCGCTTCATTAGGAAAATTAATTGTTTTTGAGATACCTGAGTCACAATCTTCTTGGAAAGCTGCTTGCATCCCAACGTGGTCTTCAGCAGAAATCTCTGGAGCTGTAACATATATCTCTTTAGCCCATGGTGGTACATCTTCTCTTGATTCTAAAGAACCTCCCTGAGATAGATGCTCCATCAAATCTTCTGAATAAAAATTATGCTTCTTTGCATCTCTCTCGAAATATTTATTTACATAGTAGAGAGTTTGTCCTTCTAGTATATTTTGCTTTTTCCATGCCAAAGCAAAGGTTGGCTCAATACCACTAGAAGTATCTGCTAACATAGATATAGTTCCTGTAGGTGCAACAGTTAAACGACAAGCATTTCGATATTTCTCATCTTCATCATAGTCACTATTATCCCACGCAGGAAAAGTACCTCGTTCTTTAGCCAATTTAATAGATTGAGTATCAGCAACAGTTCTAATAAAACTCATGATACTCTTTCCTAATTCTCTACCCTCTATACTATTATACTTAATTTGAAGCTGAATTAATAAATCGGCAAAACCCATTACGCCTAATCCTATTTTTCTAGTAGCTCTAGTCATTTTTTCAATTTCTGGAGTAGCATACTGATTTGCATCAATTACATTATCTAAGAAATGGGTTGCTACTTTTACAGTCTTCTCTAATTCTGTCCAATCAACATCATTATAGTCTTCATGATAAAATTGTGCCAAATTAATAGAACCTAAATTACAAGATTCATTTCCCAATAAAGGTTGTTCACCACAAGGATTGGTTGCAATCATCTCACCATATTCTTCTTTAACATGGTTATCTCGATTGGCGTTGTCTAGAAATATCATTCCGGGCTCACCATTTCGCCACGCACCATAAATAATCTTATCGAATACATCTCTCGCATTTAATGTGTTTGTAACTTCATTACTATGAGGATTGATTAAATTGTATTCTGACTTAGACATTACTGCTTTCATGAAATTGGAATCTACTCCAACAGAGATATTAAAGTTATGAATGTCTCCTTCAACTTTTTTACAATCAATAAACTCAAGAATGTCAGGATGATATATAGACATTACTGCCATATTTGCTCCATCTCTTTTACCACCTTGTGTAATCATAGAAGATACTCTAGATAATGTTTGTAATACTTGAATTGGACCACAAGCGATTCCGTGAGTAGTTTTTATTGTGTCCCCCCTTGGTCGTAATTTAGAAAGAGCGAATCCTGTACCTCCTCCAAACTTCTGTACCATTGCAATATCATGGGCAGCTTTCATTATACCTTCCATACTGTCTTCTAAAGGCAATACGAAACAAGCTGATAGAGTTCCTTGTTCAGTACCAGCATTCATTAATGTTGGGGAATTAGGAAGAAATTTTAACTCCTTCATCATTGATATAAAATCTATAGCTGTCAAAGATGCGTCAGCATCCATTCGTCCATAGTGAGTATCAATTTTTGCTATAGCAATTCCAACTCGTTCAAACATCTCATCTGCTGTTTCAATTGTTTCATTGTCTTTGTTCTTTAAGTAATATCTACTTTTTGCAACCGTTTCTGCTTGCGTGGTTAATGTTGTCATTTTTTTTACCTTCCTCTGTGACCACAGTATATGCATAAATTTCGTTCTGGAACCCAAAAACTGGGCATACAAACAGCTTCCGAACAATCTGGGTTTGGAGCCTGTTCCTTATTTGTTTCCTCCTTGTTTACGGGAGTAAAATCTAAGCTAATCTTCTTCTTTAGTTCTTCCACCCCATCTTCTGTATCTGTAGGGTCTACTGCGTTTAACCACTCTGTGGCACTACCTAGAGATTCATATCTATAAACAGTTGTTTCATAAGCTGCTTGGAGAGCCATTGCAATCGAAAAGAAAGCGTCACCGTGTCCCATAGGGGTTTCAGGTGCTTTCAATTCATTACTGACTGAAACAATCTGTGACTTCTGTCTTGAATCTTGGATAATGCTTAAATTGTGCTTGCTCACGTACTCTTCAAAGATTTGAGCCATGGTTCGCTTACTCTTTAATGTAAAGTGCATTGCGTGCCAAACAGGGTCTAATCCTCTGTCTTCAAGTTCACCTCTTGTATTATCTATATAACCTTTCTCTAAGTCAAAGTTTTTAGCGATATCATTTAGATATTCTATCTGGTCAGAATAACTCCAACCATCTAACCAAGATTGGTGTACTTGAACTAGCCTCTTTCCTTCTCTTTTGAAAATAACTAAATGTGATGGGTGTCTTTTTTTACCCACGTCAAATCCAGCAAACAATTGTTCTTCCTCTTGTTTCTTATAAATGTTTGACGCTGGATGATTTCTTAGTGTCTCATCCTCACATTCAGATATTTCATCCTCATTAAAATACGCTTCCGTTGCAAAGTGTGGTTGTAGTAAAAACTCAGAAGCAAACGATTTAGGTCTAGCTTCTTGTTGTTGTAATAACCATTTCTCAGAATACAGTTCGGGCATCAACACTCTTCTTGTAGGTGTTGGGTCTAAAGCTGGTAATACTCTTGCTTTAAATCGGTCATCCTTCTGTAGTTTAGTTAACAGGTCGCCAGGCATCATAGGTGTTCCCAAGACAACAACAGGGACACCTTTTAGAGGAATGAACATACTTTCTGTCATAAAGTGGTCTTCTACTTTTGTTATCTGACTTGTGTTAAGTGGATTTTCTGGGTCTCTTAATACGTCATCAGCAATCAATGCTCCATTAACGTGCATACCTCTTTTGAAAGAGAATAATCCACCATGCATAATTTCCATAGGTCTTTTATTAATATAATATCTAAATGAATAATCTGCCTTTGGAGAACGATTTTCCATCATGTCAGTTAGAATAGGATTTCTTGAAACAGTTTTATTTATTTCTGATAAATGATACCTAGCCATACCATCACTGTATGACAAATATAAAACAGAACAATCCCTAGGAGCTTTTAAAAGTCTCCACACACTAAAAGCATGGCCCATGATTGTTGATTTAAAATGGAAACGTGGTAATACTGCTACATAATTAAGACCTTTTTCTAAACATTCTTCGATATCTTCAGCAAGTATTCCTACATGCCAAGCTCCAAAATATTCAGGGTTGTCAAAACTTTGTGACCATACGTCTCTAAGAAACTCATAAAAACTACCTACATGATATTTCTTTTGTTGTATGAGTCCAGACGCAAGTCTTTGTATTGCATCTCCATATGTTGTTATTTCATTTGATTTATTGCTTGTCATTAGATGTACTATCACTTACTAACGTTTGTAGTCTAAGAGCTATCTTATTTATTGTTTCTTGTTCCGATATCTCTTCAACTAAAATATTTAAAACTTCTTGTACAAAAGATAAATTAATCATCCCCTGCATAACTCTGCGTTCTCCCTCGATACCTGTTTCGAGAGCCTTAGCTGCTTCACCTGCTCTTACAAATTCCAAACCTTTTAGTTCTTTGACTGCCTTCCTACGAAGTACGTTATAGTCATCTAGATGTTCTACTTGCATTCTCCGAAGCTTTTGAGCTTCGCTTTCTATTATCTCTTCTTTTGCTTTTGTTTCTGCTTCCACCACCATGTCCTTCCACTTAAATCTTTTAGCCCACTCATAGACAGCAGGCGTAGATATTTTCATATCATAAGCTTTAGATAATCTTTCAGAAATTTCTCTTCCAGATTTACCTTCTAAAAATAATTCACGAGCATGATTCTTAACATCATTAGGTATTTGTTTAGGCATATTTTATCTCCCTATATCAAACGCTACATTAGTAAATCCTTGGTCAGCACTTTGGGATTCAATGCTACCACCATGTGGGGTTCCGTTACCCTGTAAGAATCTACTCATATCTACTCTTCCTGTTTGATTACTTGTACCATTAAAACATTGTGGTACTTTTTGTTTAACACCCCCCGGAGAAGTTACCTCTTTAAATCTAATTGCAATTTCAGGTTTCCTTGTTCCACATATACCAATCCAACCCTCATCTTTAGGACCTAGTGGTTCATAGTGTGGATTTTCAAGTACTGTACCAAGTTTCCTGCTAGCTCCTTTTGGTGTTTCGTTATAAATACATTTGTAAAAATCGCACCATACGACTTTACCGTATTTCTGTTTAAACTCTTCAACAGTCATTTTTTTCTTTTTACCCGGTTCTTTAGGTAGACTGTCTTCAGTTCCTCTAGCCTTTCGTTTTGCCTTTTGGTTATAGTAAAATGTCGGCTTATCATTAGCCTTTCTATAATTACTAGGTGCTGCCATTGTCTTAACTCTCCTTTTCAGCAAATAACGCAATACATGCGGCATCTGCATAATCTTGTTCGGTAAAAATATCTCCCCATCTTGTAACAGCATATTGCATAATATCCTGCTTCGAGGAGTTCCCATTACCTATTATATCTTTTTTCCAAGTCTTGTTATCGACTATCCCACAAGGGATGCCCTGTATGTGGCAAGCTAACTGAATTGCAGTGACCACAGAAGCAATTTGAATTGTTGCTTTTGCATTTTGGATGTATATTGCCTTTTCAACAGATGCTTCCCCTATATTTATTTTACTTATTTCTATTTGAAATTTATCAAAAATTTGGGTCAATCTTTCAGAAAAATCAGGATTTTTTTCTTGAACTTTAAATTGATGAACTAGTTGAGTATCTTTGTCTAGAATTACTGCGTGAGCCCCTTTAGATGAACAATCTACCCCCATTAGCATTATTTCGTCATCCTCAAAGATATAATTCTGCTAATCGTATTGAATGCTGTTGTGTAAGAAGCTAATAAACCTTCTAGTCTTAGAACCTCTGCTTGAGCTTCCCTTAGTTTATGTGCGTGGTCTTTAAGACTTGGGTTTCCATCTATGACTGCACCCTTGACTTGTTCTTTCACCATTCGTTTTGCATCAGTATTTTGCTTTACAAATTTATACATAGTTACTGACATGGCTTCATCAAATTGGTCTGCTAATAATTTTGCTTGAGCTTGCACATCTGATAGAGCATATTCTAAATATGACTTGTAATTACCATACATGGTTAAATATTCTTGTAAACCTTCATTAGTTTGTCGCCATGCATGAGCAAATTCTAAGTGTGGTTTTTCTTCTAAATCCCATTTTAATGAAGGGACATTTAGTTTCTTTTCTATTTTTGGATTTTTTGGTTCATCCTCTAACCAGCTCTGTTGTGTCATATTGGATGTCTCCCCCATACAGTTTTTGCAACTATCTCTGCACATTGTGCAACTTTATTTAAATCAAACTTACCCTTTGTTCTAACTCTTGTTTCCATGTCAATCCAAAATGATTTGGTTGGGTTAAGTGTTTCTTTAAAAGTGGTTACAACATCTTTAAGATTGTCAGGACCTAAGCCACCTGCAAAGCCACAGGTTACCCCTGAGTAAGGCATTGGAAAAGTGTTTGGTAAAATGCCTGCACCTGATGAGGTGTCAAACAGATACTGAATGTTTGGATATTTGTTGATGTCCAGATATTCTAAAATCCATTTGTCATTCACCCCATCAAATTGAAAAATAATTTTACGGTTAGCATTGGTCTCTATAAATTTAAATAGTGGCTCTAACTCATCTTTTAGCCAGAAGTGGTCTATCCCATGGAAATTAAGTTGTACTCTGTTAAAACCTTTTAAATAGTCTTCGGCTAATTTATTAGCGAGAGCACTATCTAACATATCAAAACATAAATGGGCTGATAAATTTAGCTTTACATCTTTTTGTTTTACTTCTTCTTTTAACTTTTTAAACCATTCAAGAGATGGAAAACGTGGATGTCCTAATAATGGAAACAATAGTCCCCATTCTAAAAAATTATACTCTTTTGATAACTCAATCATCCCACGGATATTAGTGTCATCATCTGCTCCTGTTACTGTCATATATTTAAATGTCATCTTACCTTCCTACAATCACAATAGAACTCCCCACCACATTCTGTGGGAGCACTAGTAAGACTCATTATAGCATAACACCTCTCTAAAATCGAATTGAGCTTTTCATCATCCTTCTCAACCTTAAAACATTTTAACTCTTGATTATCTTTGTTTTCATACAATACATAACCTGTATCTATTCCTAAGTTATTTAAATGTAGATAAACCTGTGCTTGAGTTGCGTGTGTTTCTTGAGGACCATCTAACTCATCAAACAAAGAACCTTTTATAGATTTTAATTCTAACAACACAGTATTGAGTTTTGGGTGTCTTAAGATGAAATCAATTCTACCTGATATAACAGGGTTTTCTAATCTACAAGGTAATTCTTTTTTTATTAAAATACCTAGTCGTTCAAAATATTTTCCCATTCTGTATTCTAAATAATTACCATTATCGAATATTCTTTGAACTCTAGCACTTAAGGGCAGCTCAGGAAGTAATCCATTATAAGCTAAATATAAATATCTATCACAAGGGTTTCCAATAACAGATGCATGAAACTTACCCTTCATACCATTTCGTTTTTTAGATGAAAGCATGGCATCCATTTGGTTAATTAACCATTTATCTTGACGATGTTTTTTTCGAGCTACGCCTCGTCTTTTTCCAATTGCTCCAATTTGTCTAATGCCTGCCATATTTCGTTATACACTCCTTTGTGAGTCTTAGATTTTATGTGGACTACATGTTCTATACCCAAGCTATATAGCTTTTCGTCTCGTAGTCTGTCACGTTTTTGTAAGTGTCCGTATACCCCATCAGCCTCAACAACCATTTTTAATTCATCAATATAGAAATCTACAGTATACTTATCAAACTCTACTTGATTGTCGTATCTTAAACCTGTTTCATCTAGACACTTCTGAACTATTTTTTCTTGTTCAGTATAATCTCTAGGTAACGTCATTTTTCAATTTCTTTAATAATTCAGGTTTTGCTACTATTAGTTCTTTCAAACCATTCATTCCTTGAGCTTTATCTTCGCCAAAGGTATACCAAGTACCTGCTTTTGTAATCACTCCTTGTGTAATACCATCACGCATATAACTTTCTATTATATCTATACCACCATCAACTCTGAATGGAACGATTGCAGAAGACCAATTACTTCCACCAACTTTAGTTTTCCTAAGTCTAACTTCCATATCGAAGCCAACTTTTTGAGTCTTATCTTCGGGAGAGTTCAACCAACCACTTCTTTTTACTTCTAATAAAAAGTGTGAAAAGAATCCTTGAGCAAGACCTCCAGGCATATTTGCTAATGCCACAGGACCGATACTTGACCTAACTTGATTAATAGCAATAAAAGCACTACCTTGTCTTAAGGAGTTCATTACTTTAGGTAAAGATGAATTAACAAATCTTGCCTGCCACGCCATAGGATTAAAACTAAAATCTTCATCAAGGTTTTGTGCAGGCACTAACCCTGCGATACTATCAAGTACTATAACATCAACGCCTGCGTTCATCATTTCTACGATAGTTTCAAATGCTTGTTCACCACTTTCGGGTTGAGACAATAACATTTCACCGACATCTAAACCACACTTACTCATCCAATTAGCATCCCAAGATAGTTCTGTATCTACCCAAGCAGCTAAACCACCTTCACGTTGTACGTTAGCACATATCTGTGATGCAAGGTAAGACTTACCAACGTTAGTGGGACCATAGATTAAAGTCATTCTTTTCTTTGGTATACCCCCACCTGTTAACTTATCTAAGTTAGGAATACCAAACTCTATTCTATTGTATTCAAAACTTTCATCATTACCTTTGACGATGTTTAATTTTTTATTGCCTAATAATTGGTCAATAACTTTTTTTCTATTGCTTTCCATTATTTTTCCTTTTCTGCATTGCTTCTGCCCAAGCCATACAAACTGCCGCACATTGTATTATTTCTTCGTATGTGTGTCCCTCATCATCATCGTACATTGCTCTTGCAACTTCACCTACTTCTTCTATTAATATAACCAACCATCTTTCATTAGCGTGTCCTGATTGGTCTCCCCACAACTCATCTTGTCTGAGTCTTTCAAACAATACATCTTCGAGTACATTTGCTCTATCTAGTTCTTGTAAAAAATCTTGTGTAACTATTTCAGCCGCGTTTTGTCCACGCCATTTTTTATCATCATCCATTGTTTGGGGCTTCCTTTGATTCGGACATGATGTCCTCAATTTCAGAATCTACTTTAGTAAGTAATGTTTTATAAACTTTATCTATTGCAAGACCTGCATCTTTTAATTGGTCATCAATAGAAAGTTCAGTATCTATATCATGTACTTCCATATCCATTCGACCATATTGATTTGTATCTAAGGCTCCTACTCTAAAAGTAAAACCTATCTTAACGCCTATTTTTGCCACGAGTGACTCCTTTTCGCTTATCTTTTAATTCTTTTAAATGACATGGGTAACATACTTTTGTTCTTTGCCCTTCAAATTTTTTCTTATTTAATTTTCGTAAACATGAAGGACAGGTTGTCCAATTACGTCTTGCCACGTTCTTCCTCTTCCTTTTCTTCTTTCTCTATTAACATTTCAATATACTTTTTTGCTTTGTATAAATCCTGTAAACCGTTTTCTTTATATCTCCACCTACTTATATATTTTACCACATTTCCTTCTGCGAATCCCATATCATTATCATGAATGTAATCAAAAGGTTCTATGTCTAAATGATAATGAACAGGGTCTATAGCATTGGGGGTTTCCCTTTTCCTATTGTATGCTTCTCTAAAGCTATATTCTTTAGGTTTTTGTTTCATGTGTAATCTCCTACATGGTATCTAATACATTCTTTTGGTACATCTTTTATGGGGATAGCATATCCCTTAGATTGATATAAATTATCTGTACCTAATATCTTTTCATTATACCTGTCTTTATTTTCTAGAAACCATTTTTGAATTGCCCCTGTGTTTAATACGAACAATTGTCCCATCTCAATAAAATAATAAAATATAAAGTCAGCCTCAGTTTTTAAAAAACAACCAAGTGTATTCTTTGATACATTACTAACAGTCTCAAAAAAGAAGTTACCTGTTCTATATGTGTCTGTTTTGACTTCAACAGTTTTTTCTTCATCATTTGGTTCTATTGTCCAAAGCAAATCTATATCTTTAATCTGATATTTCCTATCATCCTGTACATCCCAAACACCTGTTGTACTATTTAAAGTATACAACCATTCTATTATATGTAATACGCCACGTTCCCCTAGCTTTTTCTGGTCCTTCCAGCTGTGATTTAATGTTACCATTCTACCCAACCCTTATCTTCTAAATCTTTTTCTTCTGTTATAGGTTTTATTCTATTATGAAGAAGATTAATCTCTGCTGAAGCTAAAGCCTCTTCTACAGATTCTTGTTTTGTTGTTATTAAACTACTTGCATCTACTTTAGTTGCCCAAGAAGGGGAGCATACTTCCATATCTACATCTAGTGGTATACCCAAACTATTAATCTTTAATAGCTCTTTAATCTTAGGTAATACTTCTTGTACTTCATCTTCATGTACCTCACAGATAATTTCATCATGTACCTGTAATAATAAATTACTTTTCTTATCATCTAAATATTTGTGTATTTCTATCATACGTTCACTCATAATGTCTGCACTTGTACCCTGTACTAAATAATTAACACCTTTATATCCAAAGTTCTTATCAATTCTATAAACTCTACCATATCTATTCTTTACCCAACCTTGTGATTCTACTTTTTTAACTACGTTATCAAAAAATTCCCTAGAACCTGTAATTCCTTCAAAGTATCTTTTCTTATACTCCCCAGCTTCCGTAGGTGATACATTCAATTGAGTAGCAAGTTTGGCATTACCAATTCCATATATGGTTCCAAAAGTAATTGCCTTGGCAGTTTGTCTATAATATTTATAATCTTTATGATTTTCATCAATTTTAAATGCAAGTTTTGCAGCTTCTCCATGAAAATCAACATCACTTTGCTGTAACATCTTTTTAACTGCTTCATTATGCATAGCAATGTAACTTAAAAAGACTCTAACTTCCATTTGTGAGTAATCAAAACTTACTAGATGGGTATTATCTCTAGGTACAATTAATCTACGTAGTGAGATTTGACTATCATCAGTTTCATCAAATGACTCATCGCCAATAAATGCCCATGTTTTTATTACATCATTGCTCAACTCTACACTTTTCCCACCCTTAGTTGCTATAACTGCATCAACTCTATTCTTTACAGTAGCTAGGTCTTCATCAGATAAATCAGTATCAGTTACTTTGAAATGATTTCTAGGTACATTTTGTAAATTAGGGTTTCTACTAGATAAACGCCCTGTTACTGTTCCCCAATTACAAAAATCTGTATGCAAATCTAAGCCATCTTCATTCTCAAAAGGTTCTAAATATGTAGACCTAAGTTTTTCTAGTGTTCTCCATTGTCTAACTAGTCCTGCAATAGGATGATTTATTTGAGCTAGGGCTGCTTCATTCCAAGAATCATTTCCTTTAGCAGTTTTTTCAGGAGATGAAATATTTAAACTTTGAAATACAGGCCCCATCTGTTGTGTACTTGCAATATTATATTCATCATCAAATACACCTGTAGTAATATCTTTTATCTTCTGTTCTATCTCTTGTTTTCTACTTGCTATAAGTTGTGTAGCTTTCTTGACATAGTTCGTATCAACCTTTACACCCTTATTTTCCATGTCAAATAAGACACGGGTAAGTCTTACTTGTAGTGTCCATATATCTAATTGCTTAGTTTTTTCTAATTGTTGAAGACACTCAAAATATATTTTCCTAGTATAGAACACATCTTTTTCGCAGTAAGGACCTAGTATATCAATGGGAGCTTTACTAAAATCTTTTGTCCATCCCCCTTGGCGTAATGCTTTTTTGGTATCTATATCGTATTGTGCATGCTCTATTCCATATCGTCTTTTAATAGTTTCAGTTAGAGAGAGCATATTAACATTACTGTGTTCTATAAGTCGTACCATAGGCAACACGTCAAAGATTGATTTTCCATTAATATTTAAACCTTCTTTCTGTAAGAATCGGATATCGAATTTAGCATTATACGCTATCAAAATAGACCCAACTGAGTTGAGCATAGTTATCAATTTTTGTATTTGTTCATCAGATAAATTAACTAATCCAAATGGCATATGCCGATATGGAAAATAAAATGTATCTTCTGAATCGTCTAATCCGATTCCGATTCCACAGAGTTGATTGTACCCGTGACCATCTAGTCCATTAGTCTCCACGTCCACAAAAAATGTTGAGTGGTCCCAAAGTCTATCTAGAACATTATCGAAATCATCGGGTTGTACAATCATTGGAACTTTCTACGAAAACAAATCGTCAGCAGATTGTTCTGCTTGAGTTCCTGCCTTTACACCCCAAGTGTCAATACAGTATTGGTTTATAGAAGGTAGGTTAGCAATCTCTGCCTTTTTTTCGGCAGGTATCTCTAATTCCCTTGCTAAAGATGTAATGTGGTAGTTTGTGTCTAGACCAGCTCCCATCCTTTTTATTCGGATAGGTGACTTGTCTAAGCTACCTTCATCTTCATAGATTTCTTCTAATTGTCCGAAAACAATGTCCCCTCGTCCAAAACCTAATTTGATTACTTTGAAGTCGTTTACAACTTCTTTGTACATCTCTTTTCCACTTTTACCTGCTACCACTTCCCAAGATTCCACTCGCTTTTCAGCATGGAATACTTCATCAACGTATGCCCAAAAGGCAAATTGATGTTTTGGTGATACACCTTCTGGAATACCATCAATTGATAATCCTTCGGGAGTTGTGTACTCGTCTTTCTCTCCATCAAAAATGGATTCAAGAACAGTCTTAAAAGTGTTTCCATCTCTGTATTGGAAAACTCTGATGTATGTCATCGCAGTATCATCAGGGTGTCCTGTTGCTACTGATTTAATCAAAGCTTGGTCGCCATCTTTGAACCATAACTCTGATTGGTTATTGTTTGTAACAGAGGCAGGAGTATTTATTTGCTTCCGTCTCTGTGAAATCATGGATATTCCACCCATATTTTCCTCCTTGAGCCTTTTAAAAAAAGCTTCTATTAGCTATTACTTCTTTGAGTAATGCTTGGTTTGTTATTTCTTGTACATCTTTGTACTCTTGTGGCAACGATATTGATGATGTCAGCACACTGCCTGAAAGCATAGTCGTTGCTTTTTCAACAGCTCGTTGCCCTGCGACATCATTGTCAAAGCATAACACAATTTCTTCTACTTTAAAAGACCTAAGAAGATTGCATTGTTCTTTAGACATTGTGGCTCCTAGAATAGCTACGCTAGGTATATTGTGCTGCCATAACCACATAGTATCAAGAGCACCTTCGGTAACACATACATAGTGTTCTTTTAGAGCACTTAGTTTGTTTGCACCAAATAATACTTTTGATTTCTGAAACTTATAGGAATACATATACTTAGGTATTGCTTTTTGTCTACGAGCCACCCACCCAATTAATTTATCTTGCATACTGTGTATTGGTATGATTAGGTCACCCCATTCATTAGTGCCACAACCCCAAAATTTTAATATTTGGGTATTAAACCCTCTATCATAAATCCATTCTGGATATTTGTGTTCAATAAAGTTTGGGATAAAAATATCATCAATGTTTTCATCACTCTTATCTATAACTACATCATCAAAGAGATTCACATCATAACTTGGTTTTGGTGTCAAAACGTCTGTTAATTGTATGTCATTACCCCCTAAATGTTTATATATAAAAGTTTTTAAAGAACCTTGTCCACAACCTGCAAAACAAATCCAAACTCCCTTATCAATATTAATCGCACATGAAGCTACATTATCGTCATGAAAAGGACAAACCACAGAGAACTCATCAGTCCCCAGTGGTACATCTATTCCAACTTTTTGTAATGCTTCAGCCCAATCAATCATATGATTATGAGTTTTCTTTTATTTTGTTAATTACTGTCCAGTATTCTTTCATCAAAGCACTTTGCTCTGCTTTAGTTATTTTCTTATCTTCAACAGCTTTTACAGCAGTATCCACAAGCTGAATAACCTCTGGCAAAACATCCTTGTACTTATTAAAAAGACTCCAGTACTTGATAAGTATTTTAATCAAAACTCTGTGTCCTCCGTTAGAAACTCGTTTATTTCTTCTATATGCCCCTTATCAACATCCCATCTAAGAAAGGATGTATCAGAAGGCAGAATACCGTCTCGGTACTTTTGATATTGTACCACTCGTTGGTCCTCTGACTCTTCAACTTTTGCCATTGCAATTGCAACGTCAGAAGCTCTGATAAGAGCATCTCCAAAGGCTACTTGGTCGACTCTAGGTGGCGTGAAAATATCAGCCGCCTCTCTAGTAGCCTGTGTTGAGACAAATATTGGTTTATTAGTGGCTAGGCAGATATTCTTCATACCATAAAACAAACTGTGGTTTTGTTCCCACATTGCTTTTCTGCCATCCCCACTTGATACTAAGTAGATACCATCTACTACTACGAAATCAGGATTATGTTTACGAATCAATGCTTGTATACTTCCAATAGATATTGTAGATTCGCCCTCTATATGGTCACATACTAATAAGTTTTTTTCTTCTAAGCCATCTAGGAACTCTTTATATTTTTCTTCATCT